CACCTATTCGGTCGGCTACAACCTGACCGCCTGAGCCTCACCTAGCGCCGCACGGCGCGCGGAATAGGACATACAAAAGCCGCCTCTGTGATCGAGACGGCTTTCGTAGGGACGCTCCCCTCGCAAGGAGTGGCCTGTCGCTCTAACCCGGCGACTTGGTTGGCCGTGAGGCGCTACATCGATAGCGAGTGCCGACAACTGTACCGCACCTAGCGCCGCACGGCGCGAGTCCCTCCGCATGGAAGGTCACGTCATGGCAGAACCCCTAGATACCGCCGCCGCAGCCGCCGCATTAGCAGCTGACCCGGACCCCGAGTTCGACGGAGATGTCCACACAGCCACGGGCGAAGTCGACTGGAAAGCAGCGGCCCGCAAGTGGGAGCGAGAGGCAACGAAAGCCGCCAAGTACAGGGCGGCCGCCGAGGAGTTTGAGGCTGCTAAGCCGAAACTCGCGGAGTACGACAAGCTCGTCGAGGCGTCGAAGACCGACCTCGAGCGGAAAGCGGAAGAGGTCACCCGCTGGCAGACCGACGCGGAGAAGTGGCGTACAGCCGCCGTGTCGGCCCGTATCGAAGCTCTGGCCGCGCCGGACTTCGCCGACCCGTCCGACGCCGCAACGGCGCTGGCCGACCCCGGCAAGTACCTCGACGCGGGCGGGCAGATCAACGAGGCGGCGATCAAGACCGAACTGACCGCGCTGCTCGAGCGTAAGCCGCACTGGCGGCGCAACGAATCCAATCCGGCACCGCGTGCGCCGGCCCCGAACTACGCCCAGGGATCTGGGGTGGACGGGAAAGCGGCGGCCAACCCGGCCGCCGAGTTCGCGGCAATCCTGCACAGCCAACTGAAATGATCATCTAGGAAGGGGCCATAATGGCCATCCAACTCTCTGCGGTAGCGCCTACCCTGCTACCGCCCACCATCACAGGCCCCATCTTCAACAAGGCCACCGAGCAGTCGGCGGTCATGTCCCTCGCCCGCTCTGTGCCGCTGTCGGTGTCCGCGGCCACGGCGATCCCCGTCCCGATGGACGTCCCCGTCGCCGGGTGGGTCGCTGAAGGCGGCGTGAAGCCCGCGTCGCAGGTCGGCATCGGCTTCAAGATCATGACCGGCAAGAAGGTCGCGCTGCTCGTCCCGGTGTCGCAGGAAGTGGCGATGACGAACCCGGCCGCGCTGTACTCCACCCTGGAGAACGACCTCCCGACCGCGATCGCGCGTGCGTTCGACCAGGCCGCGATCAACGGCAGGGACATGCGCTCCGGCGGTGCCGGGCCGTTCACCGACTACCTGTCCCAGACCCCGAACAGTGTCGCGCTCGGCACCGCGTCCGCGGCGACGGGCGGTATCTACACCGACCTCGTCAACGGCATCGGCAAGGTCGTGGACCGCAACTACGACTTCACCGGATTCGCCGCCGACCCGCGGCTCTACCCCGACGCCCTGCTGTCGGTGGACACCACCGGCCGCCCGCTGATCACAGGCACCACAACGTCGGCGCTCAACGTCGGGGGCGGGGGCACAACCCTGATCGGGTTCCCTGCCTCCTACAGCAAGGGCGTGTCCGGGAAGTACTGGCGGGCCGGTGACAAGGTCCAGACCGTCACCATCAACGGCGTCCCGACCGGCGGCACATTCGCGCTGAACTCGGGCGGCAACACCACGGCGCTCGCTTTCAACGCCGCCGCCGCGACGACCGTCCAGACGGCGATCCAGGCGTGGGGCGGCATCTACGCCGCAGTCACCGCGACCGGCGCTGCCGGTGGCCCGTACACGATCACATTCCCCGACGTCGCAACGAACGTGGCAGGCGCCGCGGCACCGTTCACGGTGAACCAGACGCTGCTGACCGGCGGCACCGCAGCCACCAGCAACGCCACCGTCGTCGGCTCCGGCCCCGGCGGGGTCGACTCGAAACTGCGCGCGATCGGCGGCGACTGGTCGCAGTGCGCCTACGGCGTCGGCATGGACATCTCGCTGCAGATCAGCCGCGAGGCGTCCTACTACGACGGCACCACCTGGCACTCCGCGTTCCAAGAGAACCTGGTGCTGCTGCTCGTGGAGGCCTACTTCGGTTTCGTCGTTGGTTCGACATCGGCCTTCGTAGCTTATACTAAGGGCTCGGCCGCGTTCTAGCAGGACCGTAGTCTCCTGCTCCAAAGGTGCTTCGTTTGGTATGGTCGTTAGATGGCCATACCAAACGAAACACTGAAGGCAACACCGAAGCGGAACTACGTCGGCCGAGTTACTAAGCAGTGTGAGCACTGCGGCAAGGACGTGAACCGCCGGGCGTCGCATTTCAAGGAGCACGTGTTCTGCAGCAAGAAGTGCTACGGAGCGTCGGCTTTTTACGCGGCCCACCTTCGGGCAAACAACACCAGGATCTACGCCGACAGCCGCCGTCGTGAGCCGTGTCTGATGTGTGGCGTGATCGTGGACAAACCCCGAAGCCTGATGACCGGCAAGCGGACCTTCTGCTCAGTCCCCTGCATGAGGGCCTACGCGGTCGCTGTACCCGTCCGGCAGGTAACGGCTGGCGGCTACGTCAGGGTGTTCGTGGGTCGCGACTTCCCCGGCGCTACCGGTCACGGGCACATGCTGGAGCATCGGAAAGTGATGCAGGACTTCCTTGGGCGGCCGTTGACGAAGGATGAGAATGTCCACCACGTCAACGGCGTGCGAGCCGACAACCGGCTAGAGAATCTCGAGCTGTGGTCGCACTCTCAGCCCAGCGGGCAGCGCGTCGCGGACAAGATCCGATGGGCGCATGAGTTCGTGGCTCTATACGAGGGCACGTCGTTCTATCGGTAGCTAATCGGAGGTGCTGCATGTCTGACCCGATCATGGCTCCGGCGGACCTCGGCACCTACCTCGGCATCGACGATGTCGCGCCTATCGCGGACCGGTTGACGCTCGTCATCTCCTACGCGCAAACCCTGTGCGAATCGGTGGTGGCACCGCTGCCCGCGGGCGCGGAAGCGGTCGTCGTCGACGTGGTGGTGCGTGCGTTCACCAACCCCGGTAACACCCAGTCGCAGGGCGCGGGACCGTACAACGTCAACTGGGGTGCCGTCTCGGGCGGCCTGTGGCTTACCCGGCAGAACATGGCGACGCTTCGACGGTTGGCCGGTGGCGGTGGGGCGTTCACGTTCGACACGATGCCCACCACGGCCGGGAAGAACCTGCCCTGGTGGGATACCGGCGTCACCGTCGGCCCGGACTGGGATGTCATCCCGTGAGCCTGACCTTCGGCGAGCGCGTGCAGCTGATCCACCGCGTGCCCGGCACGGCCGACTCCTACGGCAACGCGACGATGGTCGACCAGACCCCCGTCACCGTCGACGGCGTCGGCTGGGACCCCGGCACGTCGACCGAGGCGGTGCAGGGCCAGGAGCAGGTCGTGCAAACCCCCCGGTTCCTGCTGCCGCCCGGTACGGCCGTAGACCCGCTGGACGCGCTCGTGCGGCCCAACGGCAACCGGTACGAAGTGACCGGCGAGCCGGGTGACTACGTGTCACCGTTCACCGGCTGGACGCCCGGTGTCGTCGTCAACGTACGGAGGGTGACCGGCTAGATGGCCACCTACAAGCTCGACCCTGTCGCGTTCCGTGAGCACGTACTCAACGCCCCGTTCATGGTCGAGCACATGCGTGCGTCCGCGGAGAAAGCGAAGGCCCTCGCTGAGGCGATCGCCCCGTTCGACCCCGACAGCAGCGACGGCACCCACTACCGGGACGCGTTCCGGGTCACTACCCGCATCGACGGTGGGCTCCACGGCGACCGGGCCGAGGCCACGTTGTGGAACGACGACGCCGCCGCCGTCTACGTCGAATTCGGGACCGAACGGACAGAAGCGCACCATGTCCTGACCAGGGCTCTCGACGCGATCGGCGGCGACTGATGCCGAACGTCCTCGAGGCCGACGTCACAACCGTCCTGCAGTCATGGCTCACCGGCAACCTGGCCGGTGTGCGGGTCGGTACGGAGACACCGGCGAACCTCGCCGACGTCCTGCCGTTCCTGCAACATTTCCGGATCGGCGGCGGCGACGACGGGTATGCCCTCGACGCCCCCACCGTCGCGTTGCACGCCTTCGCCGCGTCGTCGCCGGCAGCGAACACGCTGCTGTATCAGGCGGGGACGGCGCTGCGGGCGATGCGCGGCGTCGTCATCGCCGGTGCTGTCGTGACCCGCGTCGCGAAAATCGGGGGTCCGTCGTGGGCGCCGTACACAAACCCCGCCATCCGGCATTCGGTGTCGCTGTACCAGATCCGCATCAAGACCGCCTGACACACGGCCCCAAGTGCAACAACGCCCGCATGCGGGCTCTCCGTAAGTCCAAGTTCGCAACAGAGAGGGCGTCGTAGAGATGTCAAAAAACAGTACCAACGTCAATGTCTATGCAGACTCGAACTATGCCGTGTGGACCGCACCCACCGGCACGGCACCCCCGACGACCCTCCCGCCGGCCAACCCCGGCGTGGCGTTCGACGAGGTCGGGCTGCTCACCGCGGCCGGTATCACCGAGGCGCACAGCCTCAACGAAACGAAAATCTACGACCTCACCGGGGCGCTGGTACGCATCGCCCGCAACCAGGAAGAGCGGCCCTGGACATTCACCGCGCTCGAGGGCAACAACATCGTCGACTCGCTGCGCTACCCCGGATCGGTGTCGACCACGTCCGGTGCCACTGCGGAAGTGCAGACGGTCACCATGACCGGCACCGGCACGGCCGGGACGTGGGCGTTGATCTCACCGAACTTCGGCACCGCAGCCGGCCTGGCATACAACATCACGATGGCCGCGTTGCAGACCCAGTTGACCACCGCGTTCGGTGTGACGATGCCGCT